GCGATCAGTTCAATACCAGAGCCTGTATATGTGCTAGGCATACTTCAAATCCTATGCTGCTATTTCAGTCCAGACAGTGCCCGGATTCGGAACGATTTTACCCCAGACAGTATTTTTCCCGATAATACCCGTGCCGGATACACCAGTCAACGATACAACTGCGGAGCCATCAACAGTGACTTGTTGCGTTCTGGCGTTGCCTTGCACCCCTGTCGGGGCGACAACAACATTTGCGCTAACCAAAACAGAACCAACAGATCCAGTTGCCTCAAGGCCAGTGGTTGGAACATTTGCCGTTCCAGAAACTGTTGGAGATCCAAGCTGACTATCAGCAGAAACGCCATCCGGGAACACATTAGACACAATGCCAACAGAAACAGAACCAACCGCAGATGTTGCGGACAAGCCAGTTACTTGAATCTCAATGTCTGTAAATGCAAATACCGTTCCGACCTGAGCGGATGCCTGAACGCCAGTTGGGAAGATGTTTGACTGCTGTGCAGCAGTCACATCACCAAGAGCGGTTGTCGCCTGAACCCCGGTGACCTTAACATTTGGCCCGACACCAACAGCCACCGATCCAGTTGAGCCAGTGGCCGCTACACCTGTTACATCAGTGACAGACTCAGCAGATACAACGACAGAACCTACTGATGATGATGCCTCAATTCCGGTAGTCGGAACATTTGATTCACCCTCAACAGCAACAGTTCCAGTCGAGCCAGTTGCAGATACTCCAGTTACCTGATGATTACTATCTGCTGATACAAGGACAGAACCAACAGCAGATGTCGCAACAATTCCAGTTACGATAACTGGTGCTGGCTCACCCCAAGCGCCTTCGGCCCACGCGGCACGGCCCCAACCTTGCAGGGTTGTGTTAGCCATGCGCGCGGCCTCCTATTAAGCGATACGGATGATCGCGTTGCTCGCGTCAGCCGTTGGGAACTGAATCGTAAAGGTGCCGGAAGTAGATGTCTTATCGGAACCAAAGTCCAAAACAGCAACCGCAGGATTACCTGTTGCTGTGTCGTTATAGATCAACGCGCCACGAGCAGTGATGGTTGCGGTGGTGAACGACAAGTCTGCGAAGTCAGTAATTGCAGTTGTGCCTGTCGCTGTTGGGGTGACGTTTGTCAAAGAACCGCCACCTGCTGCATACGAACCAGAGTTGCCAACTTCGTTTGTTGCGGAGTAAGCAGTCGTGGAAGCGCTCAAAGTTGCAGTCGCAGTGTAAAGAGCCAGCTTAAAAGTGTTGCCGCCAGTAGAAAAATTATGAACACCCTTCAAGAGCTCTACCTTGAACGATGTGCACATTGCGTTGCCAGAAAAGGCCATATCACAGTCTCCTAAGTTGATCAGCCAGATCGTGGAACCCAGCATCTCTGATTTGAGCGCACATCGTGGCTCTGTCTTCTTGCATCGCCATACTAATATAATGACGCACTATTTTCAACATATGCTCTCGATACGCTTTAGCTTGTTCGCGTATCGCTGGATGAGCATTTTCTGATACCGATATTAGCTTATCAACGCACATTTCGGCAATAGCGTCTGGCGAGTGACCGCCCTTCTCTGATGTAACCACATTAAAATTAAAGTCAGGCATTTCACCCTTTAGATTGAACATGCCTTACCCCTTGTAAAGAAAGCCATCTTTTGGCTCTGGCGGCTCTGTGAACAGAGAATTCTTTTTAACTGTGAACTGGCCGTTGTCGATCTCAAGGCGAAGTGGATCATCAAGGCGATGATATCCATACAACTTTTCTTCTGGTGGCACATCAGTATCCATAAGGGATGATGTCGGGGAAATAACTACCGCACAACCACGCGCATTCAAGATACCGATCCAGAACTCAACGCAGGCACGGCCTGCTTCTGCCACATAGATGTTCTGGCGATATGCATAATCCAAACCAAACAAATGTAACTCAGACACACCAGTTGCTGCAGCAAAGCCCATCGCATATGCGGGTGTATTGTTGAAGTAAAACTGACCCGTTCCCTGCATGACCTGTTGAAGCGGAAAGTCCACAACACTTGGGCAGCGGTCATCCTTGGTGCAGCTATAGATCGGAAACGGCTGCTCGCGCGTAATCAAGTTGCGCATTGTCATCGTTTGGTTTCCGGCAACATCATCATCGATAAAGCGAGATGGTGGATCCATCATAAACATGCGGTTGCATGGAAACACGCTTCCTGTTGCGTTGATTGTCCACACTTCATCGTATTCGATGGAGTTGCAACGTGCCGTGATATATGCGCCTGCCGATGACCCCATAGCCACAATAGCAACACGCTTACCTTTTAGGTCTGGTAGTTCCATGGATTTCCCCTTCTCTTGCAATCTTAACGGCGAATGAATTCGCCATCACGATAGTTATCCCGCATGCTGCGGATGCCAACACCACCAAGCTGCGCAAGTGCCTCTTGGTAACGCTGTTCATAAAGGTTTAGCATATCTGCCTCACCCTTCATGTAAGTATATGCCTCAATCAGGCAGCCGTAAAGTAAAGCGGCTTCCGCATTATCGCCAAGCCAAGATGTGCCAGTAGTCACGATGGATGGCGGGTCAAAGTAGTAATGAAGCTCGACTGTGTAATCCGCGTCTGGCGTTGGGCCTAAAATAAAGTTCCCGCTTCCGACTGTATCATCGCCATCAAACTGCCCATAAAACTGTGGCAGTGCCTGAGTCGCAGATGTCGGATATGCTTCACGGATAAAGTTTACATCCTTATCGAGCAGATAATTGTAATTGCCAGAACCATCAACAACAGCAATAGAGAACACAGATAGAAAGTCTGCAGGCCGTGCAAGATACTGATTGCCTGCAGATGTGGATGCAGTCGCGTTTTTGCGAAGCTCCGGAATCATCACGGAACGGTAAATCCGCTCTTCCGCCTGACGGACGAAAGTCGGAATCTGACTCACGAAGGTTGTTTCTTCGTTCTCAGTATAGTCTTTGATGGCCTGAACCAGTTCCGTATAATTCATCTATCAGCCCCGGCTGAAGTTGCCGCCTCTGGTTGCTGCGCCCATACCACGGCACATGCCGCCTTTAGCCATGCGCTGTGGCATTAGAGATTCTGCGTCACGCGCTTCGCGCTCTGCTGCACGATTACCACGCTCTGCTGCGCGGCGCTCTTCTGCTGCAATTTCTACTTCGCGAGGGCGAGGAGAAGGGACACGGGATCTTTTGGGTGCGGGCATATCAACCTCACGAAGTTGTAACTGTTACGGTTCCTACTGAACCTACCATATAAACAAGCGGATTCCCAACAGGATTCCACCCGAAGAGCCCACGGCTTTCCTGAAGAGATGTATCTGGGCGCGGATTGCGCAGAGACTGTGGGTCTGTGATCTTCAGCCTGCCAAGGAAATTTTGCGGATGATCCGGATCAACCACATCGTATCCAACACGGAATCCTGTCTTTTGTCCATCCTTATACTCCCAGACAAGCTCATTGAGCGGGTATCTGAACCCGGTCTTGTCGCAGTATCCATAAGCATATTTTCCACGGGCATAGCTCAAATGTATGCACTCCAAGGTGTGAAGTGTGACGATGCACGGGTTTCATCTTCAGCCGCAGCCATCTCGAACTGGCGCTCATATTCCTCACGCAGCGCTTGCGCGCGGCCCGCAGCCTCTGGCTTCTTCATAGCAATCTGAAATGCCAGACCAGACACTAGCGCCGGGACAAAGCGAGGAGGAACCCCTGCAGAGCCTGAAATGCCCGCTGAGAGGCCGTCAATGCCCTTCAGGCGGTAGTAGAACAAAGTATAGTCGTTGGACTCTGGAACGGGCCACACAGTGGCTGTAACGTTGCTCACGCCGCGATCCACATAAATCTGAACTGGACGGCCTGTGATGTTCTTGTTCGTCTGCTGCGCATATGTTGCAACACTGATCCGCTCAAGAGCGGTATCAATCTGGTTTACTCCAGTGCCAGTGCGAAGCTGATGCTCAATCAGGTCAACTGTGTCTGTCGGCATTGTGTATGTTGCCGTGCCAGCGGTAAGAGCTTGTGTGCCAGACTCAATAGTGAACAGATTCAAGCCACGGTTCTGCCACTCAAGGGTCAACATGTTCAAGCTACGGCGCGCAGTGCGGAGATCGTAACCTGAGCGCATCTCAAGACCAGCGCGCTCATACGCTTCTTCGAACAATTCAGCGAGATCTGGAGTTACAACAGCCATGTTACGGCCTCCGAAGCATGCCGCCGATGCCCATCATCAACGGATTCTGTGCACCAGATATAGCACTTTGCAGATTAGAATACGAGGTGCCGTATGGAGCCGGGGCCGGCAAGCTGCCTGTTGGTTGAGTTCCCATCGCCGGAACTGGCGCTTGTGGCACTGCAACATTTGGAGCAGGAGGCCAAGGCAAATAAGAGGGCCACCAAGATGGGCGCTCTCCGGGGATCTGATTAGGATCTGCAGTTGTTGGCGTTGTTTCCATGCCGCTTGCTTGAGGAGCGCCATCTCCCATAGCATTCATATCTGCAGTGTGTTGCTGAGCCAAAAGACGAGACTGCTCCTGCATCTGCATGCCATAAGGAGTCATCTGACCATCAGGGCCAAAGCGCGGAGGAAACGCACTTGCTGGGCGCATGTGCTTCATCAAACCACGGCCCGCCTGCATAATAGTGGAGCCCGGCATAATATTGCGAAGAACGCCCATAATGCCTTGAGGCTGAGAAGCCGCCGCTTGAGCGGCTGCATTAAGAGCAAGCTTGTCAGCAAGGCCCGGAGTGCCGGGCGCAGCCATACCAAGGTTTATCTGCCCATAATTAGGCGCAGTCTTTCCACCTACAAACGGCTTTGTAATTTGATCCATGCGGGAGCCGTCAGGCATTTGCGGTGCGCCACCGCCGCCGCCGCTAAACAAATTACTAAAGAAGCCAGCAATACCACCGCCACCGCCACCACCGCCGCCAACGTTGACAGCAGCCTGCTTGGCAGCGGCTGACATCGGGGAAGCTCCTGCAGAGAAACTACCCTTGGAGCCTTTTGTGTTTTCTTGTTGTCCGCCGGGGTTCTTTGCCATCGTTATCTCCTATGACGAGCAGTCTTCTCTGCAATCTTCTTTGGTTGCCGGACAAACTGCTTGCCCTTTCTTGTGCCCTCGCGCTTTGCGCGAGAGGTCGCAGCATACTCAGCATCAGAGAGAGACTTGATTGCCTTTTCAGGCAGGTATCTCTCCCCTGTTGCCTTTGGCCCCTGAGTGGATGGCTTGCCGGATTTTGTCCGCCACTTCTGCCGAGTCCACTTCTTGAGGCTGCGCTGCGAGCTCTTGAGCGGCATTTACTTTTTCTTTGTCATACCGCCGCGCATCATCTTCGCGGGCTTCTTTGCCATGCCACCGCCACGCATAGGCTTAGCCTTGCCGCCGCGCTTCATCGTGGATGTCTTCTTCATTGCACGAGGCTTCATTGCCATGAGTCAGTCTCCTTTTGCGATTGACGACAAGCTCTTCATACTCATCGCTTGGATATGCTGCATAATAACCTAATGCCTCAAGCCTGTCACTAGCAGCAACAACGGCCTTGAGATCCTGTATGAACACCATGCAGTAGTCATCTGAGACTGAGCTCTCCCAGTCGTTCTCTGTCAGGAAATCCAGTTCCGCATCTTCTGCACCATACTCCGGATGAAACTGCATGCAGTGAAGGGACGGGTGCTCTTCGTTGAGCGCAGCCACGAATTCTGCAAACTCTTCGAGATCAGGTATGCCATAGGAAGCGACAACGATAAGCTCCTTATCAAAACCATAAAAGCCCGCGCAGAATTTACGAGCATCCTCATAGATCAGATCAGTTTCAACAACGAGAACCTTGTTCTCTCTCCAAGCTTTGCGCGCATATGGGCACGGCGGAAGGCCGTTTAGATAATCGCTTGGAACTTCCAGAACTTCAGCAGACCAACTGCGAAGATCTTCCTCAATCATCACCATAGCTGCCGAAATCTTTCAGATATTCTATTGCAGATGAAAGGTTATCGATACTGTCACCGAACATACCAAGGGCGCGATTACATTGCTTGCACAGAACTCCACGAAACTCACCTGTGCTGTGATTATGATCAATAGCGCTATCGATCAAAGATATTTCTTTTCGGCAAATAGCACAGCAACATTCCTGTTGCTCGAAGCGATCAACAAGTTCTTCTGGAGTTATATTTCTGCGAGCGCAACGCTTTGCAAGAGTCCAACTATCTTTCTCTCGATATTCACGAACTCTTTCAGGATTATCTTCTGTCCACTTTCTATGAGCAGCGTAAAGACAGGAATTGCATTTGCTTTTAAGCAAATGCCTTTGAGCTCCGCCCCGTGACCTATACTCAGAGAGCGGTTTTTCTTCTCCGCACCCAGTGCAGACTTTAGTCACGATAACCTCCGCCGCGAGCTTTATACTCTTTAGCAAGCATTTGTGCCTTCCTTCCGCTCCACTGGCCCGGCTTCCCCCCTTTTCCACCTGCTTTAATCTTTTCAAACAGGCGCTTCCGCATTGCAGGCTTTGTGTAATTGCCTGCTTCGTTAACACGGCTCTTGGTCTGACCACCGCGCTTCATTTTTGAAGTGCCGCGACCGCCAGTGCCGTCATCAATATTCTTAGAGGCCCGAATAAGAGCAAGATCCGCAGCGTCATTGCCAGTGGATATAAAACCACCAGCTTTCTTTTTGTCTGCTTTGTATCCGGAGGCATAGGCGGCTTGGGCCTGACGCACAGCGCCAGCACGGGTTGGATATACCTTCCCGCTACTACCCCACTTATAACCGCCTGATACTTTCCGAATAGGCATTAAACAAAACGGCCTTTTGTTTTGCCGCGCTGAGCAATGCCATCACCGCGAACACGACCGCCCATCTTCTTCTTCATAACACCACCGCTCTTGCGGCTCAGGCTGTCAGTAAGTTGGCGCTCAAGTTCGTTTGCTTCAGCACGAGTGCGACCGATAGCTGCTCCCTCTTCACCTGCCAGAAGACGGTTCATACCGCGCACCTGTGCCTGACGAACTGCTTCTGCGCCACGAGCAAGCATGTTGCCCAACCCGCCCTCTTCACGGCGGCGCTCTTGTGCTGCGCGATACTCAGCTTCTTGACGCGCAGGGCGGCTTTCGCGGAAATCTGCTTCCCGGCGCTTTGCCGCAATTTGATTAGCAAGACCTGTGCGGTTAACACCACCACGCTGCATTTTTTTAGTTTTTTTCATGACTCTGTTTCCTGTAAGTTGAGAGCCCATCTGGGATCGAGAGATTGTCATTACCACTTCACCTTATCTGCCCAGTAAGCCGCAGACATCTTGCCTTTGGCGATGTTCTTTGCATGCCGAGCTTTGAAAGACTTGCGGCGGTTGCGATACGACTCAGACTCACCAGCTTTTTTAGGAGAGCCCTTAACACCCTGCTGACCGAAGCGGATCGTCTTCACTTTGTCGCCTTCTTTGGCAACAACAACATGAGACTTTGTGGGGTGGTTGGGTGTGCGCTTCGGCTTGTTAACACCCGATACACCTGCCCGCTTTACTGCGGCTCGTGCTTTATCTGCTGCAGTCTGTGCCATCTTACTTCCTCAAGTACCGCTCAATAGAGTCGAGCTTGTCCATGACGGCCTTAAAGTTGGCTTTCATTTCCTTGAACTCACGATCGTGCGCCTCTTTGTTGGCCTGCAAAACAGCCTTTAGAACCGCAATGTCAGTGCTTTGAGTCTGCACGGTCTTATACAAGTAGAAAACAGCGCCCGCGAGCGGTGCCACTAGCCACTTGAGGATCAAGTCAATAAGATCAAGCATGTCACCACTCTTTACGCTGCCACGCTGGTGGTTTTACCGATCCACCCTTTTTATAGTATACGCGCATACGTTTCCCTACTCGTAATACAAACCGACTTCGGCCAGATTTGTCATGTTTACATAGATACCGTTACTGAAGATAAAGCCTTCATTAGGTATCTTAATATCGTTTGCAAACGTATCGGAAGCGGCAACATTCTTGCACATAATATGACGCTTTGGAGTTACTCCCGCGGCGGGAGTATATGCAACATATAAACAAGCGGGATCACCTGTAATCGTGTCAGAGTTCAACATCGTAACTGTGAACGTATCCGCGCTTGTTACTGTGATCTCGTAGTTGCCTGATTGCGCATTTCCACCTGTCCCTGCGCTGAAGCAGATACCGACCCTATCGCCGGTGGAAAGCCCGTGACCAACATCGGTTACGGTGACAGTAGTGGTTGACTGCGCATATGTTCCAGATACAGGTGCGGTGTCTGTGTCAAAAATAGTCAGCTTACCCGCGCTGGCTGTTCCAAGAAACGAGACTAACTTTAGCCGATGTCTGCCAAGAGCGGCAAACCCACTCTCAGCACGGGCAGCATGAAAGATTTGAGATAAACTATTCATGTGCTAGTTTTCCTTTTCCTTACTATTTGGAGTTTCCTCCTCGCACTGAGCGAGAAGGAAATCCAACATTGCTATCGCGCCGTTTGCCTGCTGAAGCATATCAAGATGTTTCTGCCGCTCTCTTACGGCATCTTCTTTAAACTCCAGCAAGCGCTCTTTTGACAGTGACATTAGGTTGGCTCTGCCGCGTAAAGTGGGATCCAGTAGTTTGTGCCGGCAACACGAACACGCAAACCACCATAGGCAGTGCCAAGCGTGCTGCCAGCTACAACCATGTGTCCTGCTCCAGCGGTTACACCTGCAAGATTGAAGAACACAGCGTCGTCATCAATTGCAGCAACGCCAGCACCTTGAGTCGAAATGTGCATGAACGAAGTCAGGGTGCCTGTGTCAGCGCCCGATGGTGCGTTCAATTCGATTTCAAGAGGGGCGTATGTGCCCGAAGTGGTGCCTGCACTCAAAGTCATCTCTGCAACAAAAGCAGAACCCAAACCTGTGGTGCTGCCAGATGCGCCGTAAACAGTAATTGCTTTAAGCGCGTTAGAGTAAGAGCCAAGAGCCGCATCAGCGTTCAACTGAAAGCGAGCACGACCAGCAAGGCCTCCAGCACCACTCATTGTGTTTTCCATCACAATAGGCTCGATATTAGAACCACCAGTGGAAGTGCTCGAATAGGTGAGATCGATGGAACCGTCAGACGCAATGTCAAGGCTTGTGGTGTAAGCACCAGTTGTTGCGTTTTTATCAACAACCTCAAAGCCACCTTCAGAGCGGACTGGGCCGGTAAAAGTTGTATTAGCCATATTTTCATACCTCATGCACAAGGGTTTAGCCGTTCAGTCTGTGCATCGTCAGGAGGGCCAACCTGTCTGCACGGCTATGAAAGAGCCCTGTCAAAACAATACATGAGGACGGCACAAAAAGAAAGGGCCACCGAAGTGGCCCTCTCCAACTGTAACTCTTCACAAGGATAATTCGGTAAGCAGCCGAATTATGCGCCGGGCGAGCCGTAGATGCCGAGAGGATCGGACACACCGAAGCTGTAACGCTCACGCGCTTTATAGCGCACGTTACCGGTATCGAAATCCCCGTCCATCGATGTGCTCATGGGTGTCCGCACGAAGTGCTTCATGCCGTTTGGAACATCGGTGGTGATGAAGAATGCATCTGCGTCAGTCAAGTAGTGGTTGACGCGGAAGCCTTCAGGGATCGAACCGTTGTTGCGCAGCGCGTTGATGTCGTTATCGGCAGTGCCGGTGCGCAACTCAGTCTGAAGCAGACGGGTTGCAACGAACATCAATGCAGGCGGAACAATCAGCTTGCGAGGACGGGCCGCGATCAACAGGCCGCGCTCATCAGTGAACGCTGCGATGTCGATAACTGCCTGCTCAAGCGAGGTTTCGTTCAAGTCCGCATCAACCGAAGGACGGTTGCGGTTCGTGGTGCCTTCCACAGTTGGGTGAGAAGCGTTGAACAGAGTGACGTTGTCACCGGAGTTGAAGGTTGTGAAACCGTTGTTGAGCAAGGATGCTGCTTTAACCTGCTTCGTGTAAGCCATCGCGCGAGCAAGCGCTTTGGTGTAACGAGCGGAGAGCGAGTCATACAGGTTGTCTTCCATCGCCTCTTCGGTGATGGAGAAGCCCATAGCCACGGTCTCGTGGTTATAGCGAGCAGTGAACGCCTCTTGTGCGTTGTCGTAAGAGATCGCCGCACCTTCCGATTTTACTGGCGCTGCGCCAAAACCGGAAAGTTTTACCTCTTCCTCAAAACTACGTTCTGAGGTTTCGGTTTCGTAAATCTCAGCATGCTCGTTCTCGTAAGTTGCATACTCCTGACCGAACAAAGCATTCAGGCCGGGAAGTAGTTCTTTGAGAATCTGGGAACGTGAAATTGTCATGTCATATCCTCCTTATACACCGAGCGAGTTGGTGTAAGAGTGGACACCCACGTTCAGCTTAACGATGAACTCTGGATAGTCATCGGACTCAGTGCCCTTGACTGTGTCAACAATACGAACCGCGAGCGTTGAGGTTGCTGCAAGGCTGCCACCGTTGGTGCCAACAGTCATCAAGATACCGGACTTACCGGTAGAAGACGATGCAGTTGCAAAGGTGAGCGATGCGTTTTTGCCGATTGCGCCCGGCCAGCCGGAACCATCGGTGCCGCTGTTGAAAGTGCCGAGTGCTGCAGATCCTTTGATCTGGAACAGTGCATCTGGATCATCCATCACGCGGACGAAGATTTCAGTTGCGCCGCCAGTTGCAAGGTTTGCTGGCATGTAGTTGTTGTAAGTAGGCTGGCCGTTGCTATCGACATAACGAGAACCAACGCAAACACCAACAATACCTGCAGTTGCGTCTGCAGAAGTCGAAGGAATCTTAATAGCAGTTGGAGTCGAGGTCGCAGCAGAAGGCTGGCCCGAAGACGAAAGAACAACAAGATCACCGTTGTAAATTGCAGCAGAGTTGTTGGCTGCAACTTTGAATTCACGAATGACCCCGCCGTTGAAAGGCTGACCACCGATAAGGTTTACCGGCTGAAGCCCATAGGGAGTGGCTGTAGATGCCATAACACTTCTCCTATAAGAACAGGGTTAAGGCAAATGATTCATTCACTTGCCAAATGAAGTGCGCGTGTTTCGCTCAGGCCGGAGCACTGGCATACGCGGATCGGACTGACGCAAGTAGCTGTTATCAACTGCTTCCATCTGCTTGTTTGACGCTTCGAGCAATTGCTCTGTGCGGTCATCAGCAATGTCCTTGTCAATTGCGCAGAGCATGAGACCACCAACCTCAATATTATCTGGAAAGCGCGAATCCAGATCCGGCAACAGTTGCATCTCAGGATGATCTGCTGCTTTCACGGGCACATAGCCCTCACGGAATCGTGCCGAAACATTCGGGTTGTCGTTCTGCCCTAGCAGGGAGGTGCGAATCCATCGGTAATGCAGGCCGTCTTTCGGCTCTGGGGTCGGGAGAGCGGATGGCCGCTGCCACGTTTTCTTACGTTCAGTCTTTTCGCGAGTCTGAAGTTCGCGTGGGGTGCGATCAGCCATGTTGCTGCTCCTTTAAAAGTTGCGCCGCGTATGCTTCGGGCGTGATGCCAAGTCGTTTTGCCAGAGCCACTTGGGTCTGGGTCAACTTAACTTTTTTCGGGTTTTTCGAACTACGAGTAGCTGGGGCAACCACGTTGGCCTTTTTCTTTGGTGCAACTTCAAACTCTTCCGAGTCGTCAGTCGAGAACTTGTCCGCAAAGCGCTGACGCACTTGCCGGTTGATCTCAGAATAATATTTTTCTGAGTTCGGATCAACGCCGTTATAGACTAATTCCTCATGCACACCCAACGCAAAGGCCGTCATCTGACGATCTTTGCCATACCAGTCGTTTTCAGAGAGCCACTCTTTCTGGCGCTCATCAAGCTGAGGCACCTGTGGCTGCTGCTGATACTGGGTCTGTTGAGGTTGCTGCGGCTGTTGTGCTGGCCGGGGCTTATAGCCCTTCAGGCGATACATATCATTGTTGAGAGAGGTCAGTTTTTCTTGTGCCTCAATCATCTTGTCTGTATCACCAAGCTCATATGCGTCCTTATAGG